CCGACCGTCTACCCAGTAGAGGCCGGAGTCCGAGCATATCAGTTCAAACCCGAGGCATACAATCCTGAGTTGAAAGCCACAATGACCCCCTTCATGTCCCCTTTAGTTCACGCTGCTTTCGCACCAGCCAATGGTGAGTCCAGTGAGCAGCAGTGTGTAAAGGGTAGGATTAATGATCTCAAGCGCCCTGAACCAAAATTCAATGCGTTTAGAGACAACTGCATTGACGAGTTTGTCGCCCTCGTCATCGGAGAAGAAGTTCTCCAACCATTCAGTGTTGATGCTATCCGGGAGCACCAACAACGCCCATCCCAACAAGCTTCGATTGCTTCCGCTTGTGTCGCTGGAGATACGTACCCTAACGTCCTGAAGTGCTTCATTAAGAAAGAGGCATACCAAGGCGTCAAGGACCCTCGAAACATCTCGACTTACAACCACGCTGATAAGTTGATGATGTCACAGTACGCCATGGCACTATCGGAGCACCTTAAGAAGTTTAGTTGGTATGGTCCAGGGAAAACACCCGTTGAAATTGCCACGCGTGTCGCTGAGATATGCACCAATGCTAATGGTTTTGTCAATATTTCTGACTACCATCGCATGGATGGCACTATCACGCGTTTTCTCCGTACCATTGATCGTGCTATCATGATGAAGGCCTTCCATGATGACACGGGCGCATTGAATGAACTGCTTAAAAGAAACGCAGACAACACAGGGTACCTCCCCGAAGGTACCACGTTTGCACAGGATTCGAGTCACGGATCCGGTTGCCCAGCAACTAGTTGTTTCCAAACCCTCCGCGCCGTCTTCACGGCCTACCTCGGCTTTCGTCACTCCATTGACCCATCAACCGGTCAACATTATGAACCCCGCGTCGCATTCGAGCGAATCGGTGTACACAACGGTGACGATGGTCTCGATGCTGACCTCTCAATTTCGGACCACACTTGGGCCGCAAATGCAGTGGGTCTCATCATCGAAGCTTCCACTGTGGAGCGCGG